TAACTGCCAGATGGGTTTTGGTCTTTCCACAATGCTGTTGGAGCAGTGTTAGCCAATGGTAGAGTCGTTGTGCTGGTTGTAGCGATGACTTTAGCACCGATACGACGCATTACAGAAGCGTCAGCCAATGCTTTTTGGATTGTACCGAAAAGAATCGTTGGGACGTTGACGCCACCTTCAGCAGATGTGAAGCTGTTGATGTTACGGATTTCCGAAACATCGCCTGTGCGAACATAGTTCAAGAAAGCAGAACGAATTTCGTCTTCGTTGCTGGTCTTGCTGTTGCCAACATTGCGTTTGTCTAGTACACTGTCCATTGAGGATTTGATACTGTCAAAGCGAACTTCGGCTTCAATTTGTTTGGTTAGGGAGCGATATTGATTTTCCAAGTCTTCGTATTTAGCGAAGTCGGATTCCGAGCGGGTAGAAGAAGCCATAATGCTTTTCATTGCACCATAGACCTCGTTGCGTGTGTTTAATAGATTACTCATATTATTTTATTTTTGTTTGTTTTTGTTAGTTCCTAGCACGAGGTTTGTGCCCCGGCAAAAGTTTTTAGATGTGTGTTAATGACAAGAAACGAAATCTAAATTCTGTTTCTATTTCTTTATCAGATTTGGCTTGGGTTGTTACTACCTCTTCTTTTTTTGTTTCTTCAACAAAATCTTCATTGCGTAAGCCAAGAGCAGTTTCATTATATGCTGGACTTGCTACGATAGATACTTCTTTTAAGTCAAGTTTAGATATTTCACGAATCTTGATACCATCTTTGCTATAGTTTCTTGATACTGGATTTGTAAAACCAAAACTAAATCCTTTGATGTCTCCGCGAGTAGCAAGAGCAAGTAGGTCTTCGCCATAACTTGTCTCTGGCACAAGAATAGTAGCATACAAGCCATCTGCTCTGCTTTCTAAAGTTAGAGTTCCAGATGAACGACGACCAAGAAGTTTAGATGTGTCGTGTTCTACTAAAGCAAGAATGTCATTTGATGCGTCAGATAATGAAACATCAAGAGCGCCTGGCAAAATGATTTCTTGAAACTTGTCACCGTTCATAGTGCGAAGTTCTTTGCTCATACTATTATAAGCAATAACTCGTCCGACGATTGTGGATTTTTCTGAATCGGCTTCTACTGGATGCGATTCCATCATTCCGTTCATACCGTCTCTGTATTCAAGATTGATTATCATATAGTATAAATAGTTATAAGACTGGCGAAACTGAACTTGAGGCTTGATTTTTCCCAATAACACTAAAGTTTAGTGCTCTTACATAATCATCCCCGCCTTTGCTCTCTGGAATATATATTCCACTGTCTTCCATTTCATTCACTTGATTGGTTGTCATTACACCGTGTTGTAGTGCGAATCTATACCACTCAATGCGTGTCTTAATGTCACCGCGTAGCAAACCTGCTACATTAAAATTGATATATACTTCATCACTGTTATCAAGCAACTGCTTTTGTAGTTGTTGTTCTATGTTGGTGATAATTGGAGTTAGTGTATAAGTTACAAACTCTATAGCTTGCTGTTCTACACTTGCATAAGTTGGAGCACCTGTTAGACCAAGCATATGAAGTGGAACTCTAAAAATGTCAGCAGCGATGCGTTGAGCACTGAACTTCTTTTGCTCTATATATTCTGCTTCTTGAGCAGTTAATCCAATGTTTGGAGTATCTATTTTGATTGTATTTGGAAGGAAGGCTGTTTTGCCGCTATTACCTTGACTAAATCCATTCTTCCAGCCGCTCTTCATCTTTTCTAATTCTTCTTCCTTCATATTGCCAGGATAATATACAACGCCCGCTGGCTTTGCTGCGTTCTTGGCAATACCTGTTCCTGCTGTTTCTAGTTCGCTATAGCCATCAAATAGTGTTCTGAATGTATCTATGATACTTAAACCATAAACGCCGTTGCGAGAATATCCTTTGATATGAACGATTTGGTCGTCGGAGAATTGTTTATAATATGACTTATTATCAATATCAGTAAGCGTCATTTTATAATACGGCTTTCCAGTTGGTAGAATTTCTATTTCTACATTGATTGGATTTAATGGAAATAGTTCTGCTACACTTCCGTCATTGCGACGAATCTTTTGGATATAAGCATTACCAAACATATCCAACTGAACAAGCACCCAGTGCCAAAAAGTATAATTGGTTTGTAGTGGGTTTGGATTTTTAGTAATTAGATCGTAGTACGGATGGTCAGTTGCTGGCTCATGACCTTTACCAACTTTTCTATTTAGTTGGATTGGCAAACTAGCGATTGTAGAAGCACGAAGATTTACGCAACCATAAACAACAGATAGTTTGTCTACATTTCTAGCATATCCATTGGCACTGTCCCAATTTAATACTACTGGACCACCGATTGTTGTTGAGCGATCTTCTGTTTGCTCAACTTGTGTAATAGTTGCTTTAGGTTTTAAGAAATCAAAAATGGATGCCATATAGATTATAAGTATATACTCTTACGCTGAAAATGTATTATATATTGACGAAAACAATAAACCCTATATATTGGTAAATATGAGCAAATATAAAAAAGTGTATATAGATGGCAAATATGATAGAGAACATCGTATAGTTTGGAAGACACATTTTGGAAAAATTCCCGTTGGAATGGATGTGGACCATATCAATCAAGATAAATCAGATAATCGTATTGAAAATCTTCGTCTTGGAACACGAAGCCAAAATAAATCAAATTCTAAAAAACATAAAGACAATCGCAGTGGGTTCAAGGGCGTAACATATTACAAAAGATATAATAAATGGATGGCTCAAATAAGCCATAATTATAAGAAAATAACGATTGGATATTTTGATACTCCTCAAGAAGCACACGCTGCTTATAAGAAGAAAGCAATAGAACTATTTGGAGAATTTGCTTGTTGGGAATAGAATTACACCCACGTTATATCTCCAATACCTGTGTTAAAGTTATTTTTACTAGCCTCTTCAAGTGCCATAAGCAAAGCAACAATCAAGTCAATGCGTTCTCTGCTCTTGGCTTTGTCTGCTTTAGCATTACCAGCAGCATCTACCTTTAATATAACATTGCTCATACACCATCTTAATACAGGATGCTTGTCGTGAATTATACCTTTTGATAAAACAAGTCGCTCAAGTGCTCTAACTGGACTAGCCATAGAAGCAAAGCCTTGACCAAATGCTACAACATTAAATCCATTTTCCATAAGTTTTGTGCTCAAATAACTACTGTTCCATCTGTCTATCATCACTGCTGCTATATTATATTTGTTGCTATAGTCAGTTAGCAACTTTAGCACATAATCATAATCAGTAGCATTGCCTGGCGTTGCTGTAAGTTTATTTTGTTGTGCCCAAAACTCGTATGGCACTTTATCTCTACGACTACGCAACTTTATATTCTCTTCTGGGCAGAATGGAAAACTAAAAATATAATACTTGTCGTTTTTATAAAAGCAAAGTACAAGTGCTGTTAAATCTGTTGTGCTGCTCAAGTCAAGTCCAGCATAACAAGTTTGTCCCTCAAATTCTTTTATGTCTATATCTTGACCACACTCCATCCATTGACCATCGCCTATCCAACTCTTCTCTGCATCAATCCATGCATTGAGATACAGTACCTTGAAGGCGTTCTCAAATCTCGGAAACTCTTTTGCTCTGTTATATTCAGTTCGGAAAAACTCAAGACTAATCGTGTGACCCAAACTAGGATTACAACTAAACCAAGTAGATTCTTTAGTCCAATCTTCATCATCTCGTAATCCATATATTTTAGCATAAAATGTGTCATCCTTTACAGCACCAGAGTTTATTCTTTCTCCATGCTCTACTAGTTGGTATAGAAAACTGGCTTTACTAAATCCTGCTGTAGATATACTCAGCATCAAAGGCTGTTTGCGAGCACCCATACTCGTGACCATTGAGTTGTATAGATTATCATCTGGAGCCGCGAGTAGCTCGTCAAATATAACGAACGAAGCATTAAGCCCCAAGGCAGTGTTAGCATCTCTGGAAAGCACACGAAAAGTAGAACGAGTTTTTGGATTATATAGGGCATTTTTATAGATTTTTATTCTGCGTGAAAGTGCTTGTGATGTAGCAACCATGTCTGTTGCTATACCAAATATAATGCGGGCTTGGTCGCGTGAGTTGGCACAGGCATATATTTCTCCATTCTTTTCTCCAAAGAGTAGTTCATATAGACAAAGCCCTGCGCATAAAGTTGTTTTACCATTCTTGCGTGGAATAAGCACAAGACCATTTCTGTATCTGCGTAGTCCATCTTTGTTATAATATCCATATAACGAAGTAATTATTTCTTTTTGCCAAGGTAATAATATAAATGGCTTACCAGCGTGAGTACCTTTGCCGTGCTTTAGAAACTCGGCAAAGAACCGCTCTATGCGGTTTGGCACCGTCATATCTAATGTATATACTTCTTCACTCATCGTTTAGAAAGTCATCTATAGCATCGTGTTCTTCAACACGAGCGATACGCAACTTTGCTCTGGCTGATGGTGTAATACCTAACTCTTTGCTCAAACTCAATACACTGCTCGTCAAATCATTTTGTAATCGTTCTTGGAATAGTTCTTTGTCTGCTAGTTGAGATACAGTTTGTAATCTATCTAGTTGAGCAGAGAAGATTGCTAGTATGTTGGTATCACAGCGGTCTGATATACCCAGTTTTTTTATTTCTTCTGCTGTCTTTTTATATATCTTTTTAGCATTAGCATTAAGCCAAGCAGGAGCCTTGTTGAGATTATTATCTCCTACTGGTTTTGGGCGTTTGTCTGAAACTTCTAGTGTATCTGTAGATGGGATCGGGCCAGGCATATTATTATTTTGTTATATATACATAGCGATTAGATTTTCTAAACAATAGTTATATATACTATGGCTACATACATTCCAACAACAGAGATGGCAGCAAATGCTGCAAGAGGAATAAAAATAAGAGAAAGCAAACCAGCTTCTCAACAAGGTGGCACAATTATAGGATTAGGTCGTGCGAGAGATATTATTGCTCGTAGACCTATGAGTGAAGATACTGTGCGTCGTGTGAAAGCATATTTTGACCGTCACGAAATAGATAAACAAGGCAGCACTTGGAATGAGCAAGGAAAAGGTTATCAGGCTTGGTTATTATGGGGAGGAGACGCTGGCTATGCTTGGGCAAAAAGAATAGTAGCATCGCTAAATAAACAAGATGACAGAAGTTATAATGATATGAACGACGATTCTAGTTATAGAAAATACCTATACAGAAAATATATGACTCTATGAAATATCTATCTATATTATTGATTTTATTGCTATGTAGTTGCTCTATTGTACCTAAACTTCCCAGTTTTAGTTTAGATAAACCTAAAGCACCAGACCGTAGTGCCGAGATTATAATAGCAAATAACTCTGCTAAAGAAGCACTACTCAAGATAGAAGAAACAGAAGCCAAGTCGCAAGCAGAGATAAAGAAGATACAAGATGAATATGCTAAAACAAAAGTAGAGATGCAAAAAGCATATGATGACTTGCGTAACAAAGACCTTGAGAACTTTTATAAAATAGGTGAACTAAACTATGGTGTATATTATGTCACACAAGAAAAGAAGAAGATAGATATAAACACAACCATTGCTCATCTTCGCAGCAAAGAGATAATGATGCGTACTGATAAACTAGATGATGCTAAAAAAGCCGAGATACAAAAAGAAGTAGCAGATGAAAAACAAAAGACGATTGACCAGTTGTATATCAAATATAAACAGACAATAGACCTTGCTGTAAATCAAAAGGCAGCATTAGATGATGCTGAAACACTGATTGCTACTAAAGAAAAAGAGAAAACAGCACTCAAAGAAGCCAATAGAATAGCACTAGAGAAACTAGAAAGTGCGAAACATATAGAGATAGAGATGCTCAAGGCTCAAGCAATAGATCAAGTTCGTCTTGCTAAAGAAGCACAACAAGCCGAGATGATTGGATATATCGTAAAAGTATTAGCAGGACTTGGATTATTGTTTATTATACTTGGTGTGATACTAAAGAACCTTACTTTCCTA